TGGTCGCCCGCCGGTCCATCATTGGCAGTCACGCGCACACAGTAATCGGGATCTTTGTTGGTTTTTTTCTGGTTAACGAGGTCGCGCACCATGAGCGCGTGTTCCTGAGTGGCGCAAAACACCAGCGATTTTTCCTGCTGGTTAATGCTGTCCATAAAAAGCCCCACCCTGTAACGCTCGCGTTCGGGAATGATGATGCTTTTGTTAAACTCGTTTTCTGTATAGCGCTTGCCTTCCACCACCTCGCCTTCAATGATCTGGTCGTCCGGGGTATATGTGTAGTCGTCAATAGTTGTGGCAAACTGCCTTACCTTGAAGGGCGTAAGGAAGCCATCGTTAATGCCCTCCTTGAGAGAATACACATACACGGGTTCGCCAAAGTAGGCGTAAGTATCGGCATTACCCTTGCGCTTGGGCGTGGCGGTAAGGCCAAGCTGCACGGCAGGGGCAAAGTAATTGAGTATGCTGCGCCACTGACTTTCATCAGTCGCGCCACCCCGGTGGCATTCGTCAATAATGATAAGGTCAAAAAAATCTGGCGGATATTCGCCAAAGTAGGGGGTGTCGCCCGGCCCGCACATGAATGTTTGAAAAATAGTAAAAAAGATGCTGCCGTTTTTTGGCACTTTGCCCTTTTTGCGAATGCTCTCTGGGTCAATGCGCAGCAGAGCACCGGGGGTGGAATCCTCAAAGGCGGAAAAGGCGTTGTAGGCCTGATCGGCCAGAATATTGCGGTCGGCCAGAAACAGAATGCGCGGGCGGCGCGCGGGATCGCCATCCCTGTGCCAGTCCACAAGGTTCCAGCGGCTGTGAAAGAGCTTCCACGCAAGCTGAAAGGCAATAAAGGTTTTGCCCGTGCCGGTGGCAAGCGTAAGCAATATGCGTCGCTTGTCCTCGGCAATGGCCTCCAGCACCCGGTTGATGGCTATATCCTGATAATAGCGCGCGCCAAAGTAGCCGCCCTTGTCCTCAAAAGGGATCTGGGCAAAGCGGTTGCGCCAGATATTTTGGAGGGCAAAGGTTTTGTTCCACAGTTCTTCCGGGCCGGAAAAGGCGGGTACATCACCCTCGGCCCCGGTTTCCATGTCTATGCCGTAAATGGCCTGCCCGTTGGTGGAGTAGGCAAAGCGCACAGCCAGCTTGTGCGCGTAGCGCTTGGCCTGGGCCACGCCCTCGGTGTAGGGCAGGCTCCATTTTTTGGCCTCTATGACAGCCAGCTTGCGGTTGCGGTAAAACAGCACATAATCCGCAATCTCCGGCTTGGTGCGCACGCCCGCGCCCTGCAATCTGCCGGGCGTGATATGCTCGCGGTACACACGGCTGCCCTCTACCACGCCCCAGCCAGCGGCCTTGAGGGCTGGGTCTATATGTTCGGCGCGGGTTTCGGCTTCGTTCATGCGCAGGCTCCTATAATTCGCCAGAAAAGGCCTTGTGCAGCAGCGATTTTTTCAGTTCGTCCAGTGCGGCGATTTTGCGCTGATAGATGGATTCGAGGCGCTGAATTGCTGAATGAAAGTTGTGTAATTGTTTAACAATATGTTTTTGTTCGTCAAATTTTGGCATAGAAAATTTAAAGTTGCCTATTTGTTTCCCGCTAATATGTGGAACCCCAATACCTGTTTGGCTTCCCAGTATGTGCTTAATAAATGCCCTTGAACTAATGAGGTAGTATAAAAAATGCTTATGTATATGACCATTGCTGCGCAAACGGGCTGTTCGTTGAACTTGAAGGCAGGGTATATCTTTATCGGCAATTAGCGCACGTTTAAGTCCATCTTTGATCCATGGGCGATCCATAGCAAGAACCACATCGTCAACCTTGAGTTGGTATCGCTCATAGTCTGCCGTATCTGAAGCTGACCAAAATTTAACATCGTCCCATCGGATGCTACCAGGTATTATGTTATCCCCCCGAAGCAGCCGAATACTATCAGTCGATTCAGTATATTGGGAACTTTTGAATGCGAATCCAGCAAGGAGGTCAACTTCGGATGCTATGTTCGTTTCTGTCCACCCCTCGCCGCGCTGAGAAAATACCATCTGCAAATGGCTCTCAAACAATTCCCGCGCGTTCTTGAGATTCTGTTCTGCGTTGGCCTTGGCCTTGGCAATGCCCTCAAAGGCCTCATCGAGAATGGCAACGATGCGTTGCTGTTCTGGAAGAGGGGGGAGTGGGATGGTAATTGCTTTATAAGCCTTGCTGTTTAAATTCCGAATCCCTGTAGAGTGGCTTTGCATATGCTCAGTCACTCCTGACAAATAGGCAAAATGTAAAAATTTATGCAGGAAGCGGAAGTCTAATTCTGAAGGAGTTTTGACGCGAAGCGCTGCTGTAAAATTACTTAATGAAAATAAGCCATCTCGCATGTCAAAGAGGGCAACTCTCCCAACTGGTTGTTTGGGCCCGCCACCAGATTTTTCAACTATAATATCTCCGAATAGCAGGCGCCTTTTGTTAAATTTATTTTGTTCAACGTTAATAGATGCAATATCAGATCTATCTATTTGGGCATCAACTGAAAAATTAGTATTTCTTATTACGCCAACATTTACAAATGGCGGCTTCTTGCCTTTCCAGAGCCCAGTTATAATGGTGCATGCTCTATCAAGTGTTATTTCTTTCCACCCCTCTCTCACAGCAGCCCCCTGATATTCGTCAGCACTTCCGCGCCTTCCGCATCCAGCGCGGCAATTTCGTCTATAATTTCCTGCGGGCTGCGCAGTTGCACGGCATCATTGCTGCTGGGGTTTTTTACAGATAGGTCAAAGCTGGTCTGGTCTATACTTGCCGCATCCACAGACCACGATTGCGGGCTGTCGGCAAAGCTTTGCTGTTGGGTTACAAAATCCGCAAGGTCGTCATCGTTCAGCGGGTTGGTCTTGCCCAGGTTGCGGCCAGGGTTGAGCTGATAATACCATATGTTGCGCGTGGGCGCGCCCTTCTCAAAAAAGAGCACCACGGTTTTTACGCCCGCACCCTGAAACGTGCCGCCCGGCATGTCCAACACCGTGTGCAGGTTGCAGCTCTCTAGCAACAGCTTGCGCAGGCTTACCGAGGCATTGTCTGTATTGGACAGAAAGGTGTTTTTGATAACAATGCCCGCGCGGCCCCCGGCTTTGAGAATTTTGATAAAGTGTTGCAGAAACAGAAAGGCGGTTTCCTTGCTTTTGACGGGAAAGTTCTGCTGCACCTCTTTGCGCTCGCCGCCGCCAAAGGGGGGATTGGCCAGCACAATGTTGTAGCGGTCTTTTTCCTGAATATCAGCCAGGTTTTCTGACAGGGTATTGGTGTGAATGATGTTGGGTGCTTCAATGCCGTGCAGAATCATGTTCATAATACCAATAACGTAGGCGAGGCTCTTTTTCTCTTTGGCAAAAAAGGTGCGGCTCTGAAGCGTTTGCAGGTCTGCCGCCTTGCTGGCCCGTGGGCGCAGATATTCGTAGGCCTCGCACAAAAAGCCCGCCGAACCCGCAGCGCCGTCATAGATGCTCTCGCCAATCTTGGGCTGAACTACTTTGATAATGGCGCGGATGAGCGGTCGGGGCGTGTAGTATTCGCCGCCGTTGCGCCCGGCATTGCCCATGCGCTTGATTTTTTCTTCGTATAGTACGGAAAGCTCGTGCTTCTCTGCCTGAGAGCGAAAGCGCAGGCCGTCTATTTCTTCCACCATTTCGCGCAGATTGTAGCCGCTCTGAATCTTGTTTTTGATCTCGCTAAAAATTTCGCCAATCTTGTATTCTATGGTGTGCGGGCTGCTGGCCCGCAGCTTGAATCCCCGCAGGTAGGGAAAAAGCTTGTGCTCCACAAAGTCGCGCATGTCGTCGCCTGTCATGGCGGTGTTGTGGTCAATCTCGCCTGCGGCGTTTTTGGGTGCGGCCCATGTTTCCCAGCGGTAGGGGGCATCAAGAATAAAGCTGTAGGGCTTGCTGTACAGCTCGGCTTCCATGGCCTTATCGTGCTCAAGATCATCAAGGTATTTGAGAAAAAGTAGCCACGAGGTCTGCTCTGTGTAGTCCAGTTCTGTGGAGCAGCCTGCCTCGTTGCGAAGCAGATTGTCTATGTTATTGAAGGCTTGCTGAAACATGTGCTGCGGTATCCTTTGGGCATGTGCTTGCCCCGCACCAATCGGCTTGGGGCTCAGTGAATAATGTCTAGCTGTTAGGTCTTGCTCTGTCAAAGCGGCGGATAGGCCAAGGCGTTTGCGGGCAGCCGTATGGTACAAAGCCGCGCCAGTGATCTGCGGCGGGATTATCGAATTATCTTTACACAGCTTTGTGATTAAAATAAAAGACATAAATATTTTGCTGGTGGTTTGCGCCGTGGCCGGTTGCGCCCCGGCACGGCCTGTAAATTCAGTTTTGCTCGCCATGCGTTGTTTTGAAATTGCGGGCCGCAGGGAATATTTTTGCGGCTTGGTGGAAATATTACGTAAGAGGCTGCCGTTATGATTAGTTTTGCTGAGCAGTATGAACTTTGGGATAAATTTATTCGCCTTTGGCCGATTTCGCGCCTGGCAACCATGACGCTGGATGAGTACATCAAGGCAGGATCGACAGATACTTTTACCTACTGGCTTGAGGCCCGCCTGGATAAAATGGGCAGCATTTGGGGGGGCAATGCCTTCAAATTTGGCGTGTATTCCCGAAAAGCTACGGATGCCAAGAAAACAACTGCGTTACATGGTTATTCAGACGATTACGGCTGGAACGCCAAGTTGGGCAAAACGGCAGAGCTGGCCTTCAAAAGTGTGCGGGATCATGTTGTCAAGATTGCAACGTGGGCCGCAGAGGGCGATCTGGATTCCATAGACACCTACGAGCAGCCTTTATGGGAATTCTTTAAGTGGAAAATTGCCTTTCACTATCAGAATCCGAAACAGCCTAAAATCGTAAATATTTTTAAAAAATCAATGTTGGCTGTCCATCTGGGTGAAAGTGAAAAGCTGAGCATGGGCGCACTGCAAAAGGCTACGCTTGCCAAAATGCCTGCTGGTATGGGTATTCTGGAATACGGATATAAGGTCTGGGAGGACTGGAGCCAGAAGAATCTGGTGATCTGGAAGCACTTGCACGGCAATTCAGATTTCAAAGAACAACCAGAACTACGACAGCGGTATCTAAAAGATAAGTTGGCGGTAATAGACGAAAATGCAACGAACAATCAAGGCACTAAATTCATTAAAGCTCCAATTGGTACTTTGTTTTTTCTTTGCCAAGGCAATAGCCCGATATGTATTGGGCAGTTTACATCTAATGTATCGCCTTGCACCGATAAAGGAGAAGGCTGGGTGCAGCGCAGTTACCGTGTTTTTAAAGATGCTGTGAAAAATGACAGCTATGCCGCCAACAACAAAAAATGGTCGCCAAGAGAAAATTCTATCTTCTGGCGAGTGGGGCCTGAAGATCTGGCGCTTTTTGAAGCAACCTTGCTCAAGCCCTATTTTGAAACGGATCTGGCGGAGCTGGCCGTGTGGGCGGGCGAGTTTGACGAATCAGAGTGTGAAGAGGCAGCGCCAACGCCTGCTGACAATGGAGCTGAGATAAACATGAACAGCAAACCCACAGTACTCGGATTTAACCGCATCTATTACGGCCCCCCAGGTACAGGCAAAACCTATACCTTGATGCAGTTGCTCGAAAAAAACTATAAGTCAGAATCTGCGTCCATTACACCAGAGGAGTGGCGCAGCCAGTTTTTCGCCGACAAGATCGCTGGGCTGAAGTGGTGGGAGGGTGTAGCAGCCGCTCTGTATGATCTTGGCACGGAGGCAAAGGTTCCTGAAATCGCCAAGCATCCTTTCATTCAGGCCATTGCCGCATCAAAAAACAGCGTTGGTGGAATAAGAACCACGCTATGGGATACGCTGCAATCGCACACGGTTGAATCATCAACAACGGTAAATACAAAAAAAAGGATGAATCCGGCAATTTTTGACAAGGCTGCCGATTCTGTGTGGGAATTTGCCGGTGACTGGCAGGATGTGTGCTCTGACATTATTGACCTGGTTGACCAGTTCAAAGCCGGCCCAGCAGTTGACGCCACCGTGCAGCGGTACAGCATTGTGACCTTTCATCAGTCATACGGCTACGAAGAATTTGTTGAAGGCCTGCGCCCTGTTTTGAACGGCGATGGCGAAACAGATGATGTTGCGTATGAAATTCGTGCCGGGGTGTTCAAGGAGCTGTGCCACAAGGCGCGGCAGGCCCCTGGCCAGCGTTTTGCCATGGTGATTGACGAAATCAACCGGGGCAATATCAGCAAAATTTTTGGTGAACTTATCACGCTGATCGAGCCAGACAAGCGCGCCCCGCTGGATAAGGGAGCTAAGCCCCCACTGGAGCTTGCCCTGGCCTATTCTGGCGAAAAATTTTCCGTTCCTGCAAACGTGGATATCATCGGCACCATGAATACCGCAGATCGGTCGCTGGCCCTGCTAGATACTGCACTGCGCCGCCGCTTTGAATTTGTTCCGCTGCTGCCCGATGTGCGTGCGGTGAAAGATGCTGGAGAATCAGATGATCCGCCGCTTGCGGGCCTGATTGTAAAGACAAGTGCTGGAGATATTGATGTGCGCCAGATGCTGATGCGCATTAATGAACGCATCGAAGTGCTCTACGACAGAGATCACTGCATTGGTCACGCATATTTTACACTGCTGAAAAAAGAGCAGAATGAGGATAAACTCTTTGACATGTTGGCAGGTATATTCCGCAACCGTGTTATTCCGCTGCTCGAAGAATATTTCTTTGAAGACTGGCGAAAAATTCGCCTTGTGCTGGGCGACAATCAAAAGAATGATGTGAATGACCAGTTTATTGCCGAAAGTGATGCTAACCAAGATTTGAGCTCCCTGTTTGGCAACGGTCATGGGCTGGAAAGTTACACCATAAAGAGGCGTTATACTGTGCAGCCCGCAGCCTTTGCCAATCCGCAGGCATATATCGGCATTTATCAGCCTTAGGCTTGACGGACAGCGAATGACACGATGCACGGTTTATGAATTTGACGCATTGGTAGCCGAGCGGCCCGGCGATGCAGCGATGGCCGGGCTGCAACCAGTGCCGGAAAAGGTGTTTGACTGGCTGGCAGGCGAGGCGTTGCGCTTTGCCGAGCTGGGCGGGGCTACCTGGCTGCGTCTTGCTCAGGCGCACGGGCGGCCTGCGGTAAAGGTGAACAGCTTTGTTGGCGTTGTTCGCGCCCCTTGCGGGTATCAGATTGAGGTGCTGCCCAAGGTCGCCAAGGCCATGGGCGGCGATGCCGAGGCCCGCACCCTGCTTATCGACATGCTGCGTTGCCTTGGGGAGTTTCGCCATATCCAGACTGCCAGCGCCCATCTGGCCGCCACCAACATGCCCCTGCTGGAGATATTTATTGGCGAATTTTTGCACGCAGTTGAACGCATTGTAAAACGCGGCTTGCAGAGCGATTACAGACAGGAGCAGGAGAACCGCTTTGCCTTGCGGGGCAAGCTGCAAATGGCTTCGCACTTGCGCCAGAATCTGTGTCGGCGCGATCGTTTTTTTACTGCGGCAGACGAATTTTCTTCCAACCGGCCTGAAAACCGCTTGCTGCATGCGGCGCTTCGGCGGGTTCTCGTCTGGACAACCTCGCAGAGTAATCATCAGCTGGCGCGGGAGCTGGGCTTTGTTTTTGCCGAAGTGCCTGCATCCGTTGATCCTGTGGTGGATTTTACCCTTGTGCGCCACGATCGCTGCATGGCGCATTATGAGGCGGCTCTGGCCTGGGCCCGCCTGATCTTGCGCGACGAATCACCGCTTACGAGCACAGGCCGTCATTGTGCTCCTTCGCTGCTGTTTCCCATGGAAGAAGTGTTCGAGGCCTTTGTTGCACGGCATCTTGGTCGGCAGCTCAAGCCTTCGTTTTACTTACATGAACAGGAGAAATCGAGGCATCTGGTCAGGCATGGTGAGCAGGACTGGTTTGGGCTTAAACCCGATTTGCTCGTGCTGGAATCAAGGAAAAACCGTCTGGTTCTGGATACAAAATGGAAGCTGATCTATTCCAGCCAGTGCAACAGCTATGAAAAATACGGGATAGCCCAGTCTGATTTTTATCAACTATATGCCTACGGTCAGAACTATCTGGACGGCGAGGGCAGCGTGGTGCTGATTTATCCAAAGACAGGCGAGTTTGATCGGGCGCTGCCAAAATTTGAATTCGTGCGGCCCGCAGGCCTTCGCCTATGGGTTTTGCCGTTTTGCCTGGAGAAAAAGCGTTTGCTGTTGCCAGACTGTGGCAGCCTCAATGAATTCTTTACATAATTCGCACTGTAGGCGTGAAACACCTAAAACGCTGTTCTTTTAGCGTGAACCCTCAAATTTCAGTTCATGTGTCAACGTAAACACAACTTCTGCGTGTCGGTCAGTTGAAGTGCTGACTGACCATTCATTTTGATCGTGTTCTTTGCATCAATTATGCCCACTGCTCTTTTTTATCCTAGATGAAGATGACACCCTTGCCCCTGGCCTTACCCCAATACGTTTGTTGCATCCGTCAAACAATCGAAAGTGGGCTATTCGACAAAATGCCTCTGCGGAGGCAAGTGTAAGTTTGCCTTCATTAAGGCTTTGAGGTCTCTTTCTGTTTCGATCCATTGTTGATCAAGTTGTCCTTCTTTCGCCTTGCTTTTTTTAATGCACGAACAGGTACGTGTTGTACTTTGTTTTATTCAGAAGGGATGTAGACAAGTCTGAAAAATGTGCCTGTGTGCTGTTTTGCGGTTTTTTGTTGGTTTTGTGGCAGCACTGGTGTCTCAAGACCAACAATATAACCAACACAGGTGGTTGTTAGCGGAAGTAAATGAAATAAAAACCGCTCCAATCTCAAGGACTGGAGCGGTTTTTTAAACTTAATGAATTTATTGTAATTCATTAAAAGTGTTTTCATGGTGCCGAGGGCGGGACTCGAACCCGCACGAGAACAAAGCCCCAGCGCATAGGCTTTAAAATCAACGGTTTAATCTTCCGTTAAGTTCATTTTAAGCCCACACTTTAACACCAAGTCCCACACACAGGCCCACACACTTTTCCCGCCTTCAATCCCACCTCGCCCGGTTCTGGGTAAATCTCCAAGCTTAAAATACTTTGTCAAGATCCATTAGCGCCGTCTTATACCCATGTATTGCGGCAAGTCTCTATGGGGTGAGAAAATCAAGGTTACGCTTTCGCAAATATATTAGGAGGAATATGTATGCGAAAGTTTTTGCGTACTGCGCTGGGATGGTTTTGGATTGGTTATCATTTTAGTCATTTTGTTTTGGCTCTTTACACACACGATTATGAGCAGGCTGCAAAGGAGGGTCTGCAACTACTCATGCGGTTGCTTCCGCATGTCGGTACTCTATGGACTAGGTAGGATTACCACAGTCCGGCGGCCAGACACGGCTGCTTAACAAACCTGTTCTCGTTGCCTTGTAGGGCTTCAATGCGCTTGGCGCGGGTGCACTCCCACGCGTCCACGGGATACTGCTTGTCCCAGGCCTGCATAAGCTGCTCTTGTTGGCGGCTCATGTGGTAGCGCGGGCCGTAGGAGTCTGCCATGTAAAAATATGTGCGGGCGATCTGTCCACGGGCGCGCGCCGGGGGCTCGGCCTTGCGGTCTGCGATCTTCATTTCGCATGCGCCGAAGGTTGGCTGTTCGCCTGCCAATATGGCGTAATTGTAATTCGAGCGCATGGCGTTAACCGCGCCGATGGCCGGATACAGGTTGTACATATCGGCCTGCATCAGGCGGTATTCTGGGTTGACCTTCTCGGCGCATTTGCGGCCTTTGAATTCTTTGCCCCGGTTGTCCACACACTCGGACGCACCGTCGCGCCATTCTGGGAACGTCTGGCCGAAGTTTTCAGCGGGCAAGACATGTTCCCATTCGATCTTGTCTGCACGCCGTTCGTGCTTGGGCGTCTCGAAGCCATCCGGCAGTGTAATGTTGCCCTGAGCGTCATACTCTGCCCCGCAGTAAAAGGTAACGCGGTGGTCGGCGTAGACCTGTGACAACATTTTTTTTGAGCGCGAAAAACTGTCGTTGGTCGTGTTGCCTGCGGCCATGGCCAGAGCAGGGAGCAGGAGGGCGGTCAGAAGGAAGGAAAGCAGGAATTTGCGCATTAGCCTTTATCTCCTTGTGTCTCGGAATCCGCACGGCATTTGCACGACGGGCTGAGCGTGCCGTCACGGCACACAACGCGGCCATTGCTGCACTGGCCTGACATACCGCCGTGATGTGAGCAGCAGCCACGGGCAGCCTCTAGGATGCCGGGCAAGTAGTCAGGCTGGGCCGTGGTGGCGCATAGGTCGGAGATGATAGGCTGAGGCGCGGCGGTGTCGGCAAAAGCTGGGGCAGCGAGGAGAAGGAACAAACCAAGGAAGAGTGTAATTTTTTTCAGGCCCATAACATGTCCTTTTCTATCCCAATACTAGGTTGAAAACATTGTTGTCGAAGTGCATGTTCGACAATCAATAAACCATTGGGAGGGAGCATGAAAAGGATCATTTTTGCTTTGATTGCGTTTTCTCTGGCCTTTGCCCCATGCTTGATTGTTACGGATGCCAGCGCCAGGGGATCAACAAGCGTTAAAGGCTACACCAAAAAGAGCGGCACATATGTTGCCCCACACAAGCGCACTGCCCCCAACAATACCAAGATGGACAATTATTCGACTAAGGGAAACACAAACCCCTATACGGGGAAAAAGGGGACGAAGAAGCCGTAGGAGTCAAATAACTATTTAAAGGGGAACGGTTATGAGGAACAAAGTTGCAATTTTTATTATGGGGATAATTTTTGCTGCTCTGATCGGGTGTGCTAAGCCCGTGCACAAGGATTGGTTTGCAATGGGAGGGAGCAAGAGCGATGCAACCGTAAAACTTGGCGTGAGCTGGAACCCAAACACCGAACAGCCTGAAACGAGTAGGCAACAAGCAGATTCTTTGGCCGCGCAAAAATGCCGCACTTGGGGATACGAAGATGCCGAGGCTTTCGGCAGCATTAACCAGCATTGTACAAATTTGCAGTACACTGGATACGGGCCGATTTGCTATCAAATGCAAGCCGAAATTCAGTATCAGTGCACTGGATCTATCGCACCAGCCGCGCCTGTGCCTTCGCCAGTTACAGGGAAGCAAGTAAAATAAGATGCCTAGGCCGCTCAGAAATGGGCGGCTTTTTTATTCCACCTTTTTGAACTTCCTGCCCTCGACCCTGACGCGCCCGGCGGCCACGAGCTGCTGAATGGTGCGCGGCATTGTGCCCATGGGCACGTCAAGTTGCATCAACAGCAGGCGCTCATATCGCTTGGCGATGGCCTTGGCCTGCAATTGTACCTTGCTCTTGATCCCGCGCTTGAAGTCCAACGTGATATATCGTTCTCCGTCCGCGTCCAAAGACACCTTGGCATATGCGCCAAGGGTGGCGAGGTAGGCGAGTGGGTCAAAGAGGGTAGGCATAGGGAGAGGATAAGGCGGGCTGGGGAAAAAGAAAGGGCCGCGCGAGGCGGCCCGATAGCAAAAATGTTGCTGGTGACAGCCTTCCAGCAGACACTTTGGCGGATTGCAATCTCCTATCCACAGCGGCCTTGCGGACGAACCCCAAGGACTTAGGCCACACCAATAATGGTGGGCGCTGACAACCTCAATATGGGGCTAGTCGTCGCCGGTGTCAAGGCAATTCGGAGAAATTGCGGCGAGGACACATGTTTAAGCCAATGCACTTTGGAGTCATATGGATATGGCAATGTTTTAGGCGTGTTGACTAGGCAGTGCCAAGGCATCTGCTCTTCAGGGTCTGTCGTGCTAAGTGGGACAACGATGCAAAGCCAAGGAGATACCGAGGACAAAACAACGACAGGCCTTTTTTTGCACATTTCAGGCTCAATCACGTTCCCAAAATCGCAAAGAAGTATTGTTCCTACATCTGGTGTAAATTTTATTGCCATGCCGACACCGCCCAGGAAAATATTTTTTTCTATTCCCCTACCAGTCCACCGTCCTTGCGGCAAGAGGGCATAGCTGGTAGGTGATTGAACATGACTAAGCATGTCAAAATAATCCTATTGATTCTCATAATCACGGCTTATGCGCCTCAAAACGGGTATGGTTGCTCATCTACTGATATTGGTTTTTATCAAGATGGATTATGTTTCTTGGGGGCAAAATGGGGGATGGATCGAGACTCTGTGGTCAAAAAGTTAGAAGAAAACAACGCATGGCATGTAAGAATGCCCAAAGCAGAAGTTGGATTAATTAAAGGAAAACGCGAAATTCTAAAGGAGGCATTAGTTTCCAAAGGGACTATAAACAATAATGTGAATTTAGATTTTATCATAACACGAGAAAATAACTGCAATACGGTAATCTCTTACAAATTTTCTGGCGAGTCACTTGTATGCATTTTTTTAATTACATTTTTTGACAAATTGAACAATCGTGGCAACTCATCAGATATGGATTATTATATCGACCTAGCTGCTGCTATATATACAAAATTAGGGGGCGGCGCTGACAAGCATGAGTATGTTGATAGAGTTGGATTGTATATAAACAAGGCTCACAGCTATTCAAGTATATATAAAATAAAAGACACATTTTCCATGATGATTAGTGGTGTCGTCCTGTGGAGCAAAGATTATAACATTACTGCACCTGAAATAGAAAAAGAGTACTCTAGAGTAAAGAGGACTTATGAAAAAACCAATAGCGGCACAAATAATTCGAAATTGAATACAGGGAAGATTCCTGAAGTTAAAATAGATTTGAGGCTCAAAGAGAGAAAAGATACGGTTGATAGCCTTTTAAATTAATTAAAGGCCGGTTTCCCGGCCCATTCTGATTAATCTTTCCGTGCTCTCGGCTTGCCCAACAGCGGGGCCAACACGCCGCCCTCATCGTCCACAAAGTAGGCATTTGAGCCTTCAATGGTACGCCAGAGTTGTGGTGTGCCAAGGCCCAGCAGAAAGCCTACCGCGTTTGTAGTTTCCTTGAGTGCCAAATATGTGGCATCGTCATCATCTTCTTCCAGAGCCGTTGCCGCATGCCCGGCACCGCGAATAGCGTTATCCAACCCAGCCAGCATTAGCGGCGTGCGCCCCCCCTTGAATCCGTCGCTTGAAAAGTGGCTTTCGGCCATTCTGGTTATATCGCGCACCACGGGAATGCCCATACTCAAAAAGCCCGCCGCTTCCCATGCGTAGTCTTCCTCGTCTGGAAGATCATCATCACGCCCCAGAGAAACGAGCAGAGCAGAGAGAGCCACGGGCATCACCCACTGGAATGCGAAAGCCTGAAAAGCCTTGGCCGGGGCCATGCTGCTGTTTCCTGTTCTGGCCCACTCTGTCAGCCCTCGCACCTGTTCCATTTTGCGGTTGAAGTCAGAAAGGGCAAAGCTCATGAAAGGGCAGAGCATCCGCATAAGCCCGGCTTGCCGCATTACAGATGGTGTATCCAGCGCACCGCCGCCGCCCTGTGCCGCAACAACCGCCCCGTCTGCCCGCGCAATGGCTACGCTTTCCTCAAGCCCGCTGGCAATGGCCTTGTCGTAGGCCGCAAGCCATGTGGGGTAAGCAACAGCGGCATCCAGTGAAGATATAAGCGCGAATTGCGCCCGCTGCACAGTGTCCAGCGCGTATTGCGCCCCCATAAAGCGCACGCCGCCCACGCCATTGTTCCGCATGCGCTCATACTCGCGCCGCAAGGTATCGTCCATAAGCATGGCGCGTTGCTGCATGTATGCAGACTTTTCGCGGATCGTCTGCCAGGACTGCAACGGGGATGAAAGGATGGTGGCCGAGGCTTTGAAAAAGTTCCCCGCGCCGACCTCACCCCAAGAGTTTCCAACACTGGTAAGCTGCAAGAGGGCAGACTTCATATTTGCCCCAAGGGCATACATGGTGCCGCGCCGGGCAAGCCAATCCATGACAGCCAGCATCCCTGTTGCTTGCTCCCCGCCTGGGCGCGCAATGCCACGCAACCATGGAAGAAGCTGCGAATAGTTTTCCTGCCCTGCTGCCCCTGCAAAAGCCTCCTTAAAGTCGGCATTGTTGAAAAGGCGCATGGTGTCGCGCAGTGGCAAAACGTGGGTAACGTAATGGGTTGTGTCATTCACATGCTGGTCGATCACATCCAGCGAAAGCCGGGGCGGCAACGTGCCCCCCTGGCGTGCCTTGGTCATGCCGCTTTTAGGGTTCGGGCTGCGCAACACAGCTTCCATGCCGTTAAGCATCTGGTCTGCTGAGGTCAGTTCTGCGGCCTTGCCACTCAGGCGATGATCAAAAATGAGCGGATAATAGCCGCCCTTGAGCGTGATTGTTTTCCCGTCTGCCGTCGCAACCGTAAGCTCTTGAGCTTCAACCTTTGGCAGGGGAACGCCCTTCATTGCCTGATATACTTCATTCAGGCGCGGATAGAGTGTATCGATGGCATCCCACGTTTTTTCAACTGCCCGCCATTCCGCTTCAGTCATTCTGGACGTGATGGCGTGCAGATCCTGTTCTGTCCAGCCATAGCCGCGCATGAGCGCCTTAATGTTCCCGGCGTTTCCCATGTTCATGGCCACAGAGTAAACCTTGTCCATGTCCCACATGCCTTTCCACAAGCGGGCAACATCTTTTTGCAGCGCAACGCCGTCCATGGTGAAGGCCTTGGTCATTCTGCCGGCCTGAACAATTGGGGAAAGGGCTTCGCGCAGGAGGTCGCCCATCTGGCGGCGCAGTTTTAACTCATCGGTCTGGGCCTGCTGCAAAGGGTTCAGCCATGCATCATGGTTAACACCGTTGTCTGTGAATCCATCAAGCGCGCGGGCCAGAAAGCGCACGCTGGTGAGCGAAGAAAGCCCTTTGCGCAAGGCCCCTTGGATTGTTCCCAAGACTCCTTCCCGATCAGAAAGGAATCTGCGCTGGGAAAGTTTTCCCATCTGCTGCGCACAATTGCTTGCTACAACAGAGATGCGGGACTTCTCCCGGCTGGCCAGCATGCGATCATGGATGCGACCCATGTGCGCGAGTTCTTTGACCAGGCTGTGCAGGTCGCGCAACTGCGTGATACTGAGATCACCAGCGCGACCCGTTGCGCCAGAAAGAAGCCAATCAGGGGCAAGCGTAGAAGGTTCCTCAAAAAGCGACACGTTGCTTTGCATGAAGTCTGAAAGACTGGGCATGGCCTGCACATCACGGGGGGCCATACTTTCAGTGCCAAGTCCTTTCCAGCTTGAGATGATTCGCAATATCTGCTGCTGATATGCGTCGTTGATGGTTTTGCTGTTGGCGACTTTGCGAAGCTGCGAAACGATGTTGTCCCGCTCCATGCGAGTGCGATAGGCTGCTCCGAGCGCTGCCCGGCGTATGCGTTCCTGCTCCCGCATTCCGGCAATCTTCGCGCGGAATTCAGACCTCATATCGGCCATATTCTCGCGGGATTCTTTTTTTGCCTCTACCCATGCCTTGCGGGCACCGCGTGCCTCACTCTGTAGTCTTGCCATGAGCGCTTTGTATTGCGCGTCAACGTCCTTGAGCTTCTTCGCCCCCACCAAAAGATCGACCTCGCGCCGGAGCGCTGCCGGACTTGGCTGCTTATTGCCGGTGATGGCTTCCATTTCAATGGCCATGGCCTGATCCATTGCGCTGGTGTATTCCACCTCGGCGTCAAAATCGCGCTCCCACGTCTGCAACTGCTGCTGAACCTCTGCCGAAATGGCTTCGCGTTTGGTGGGTGTTTCCATCAGTTTGGCGGCCAATCCCTGTACTGTATCCTCATTGAACCGTGCCGCCACGTCCAGCAGGTCAAGTTTGCCGCCAGGGCGAATAAGGGCTTTTCCTTCCCAGCGGTTGCCTTTCCACTTGTCCCTCAGCTTATAGGCAACGTCTTCAGATATGGCCTGTTTCAGCGCGTCAAAATCAATACCTTCAATGCGCAGGGCTTGCAGCATGGTGTGGACAGGGGAAGAGTTCACGCTCTCGGTTGCCGCAGCCTTAAATTCTCGCTCTACCCGGCGGCGTTCCACAAGCCTGCGGTTTGCAATAGCGGCGCTGGCATTGTCATAAGCTGCCTGTGCTGCTTTGGCGTATTTGTCTCGCAGTTCTGGCCTTACACTGTCACCAAGCAAGTCCATTACAGATCCGCTATTGGCCCTGCGCTGGGAAAGGTCTATTTCCTCCTGTGTTGCCAGAAGAGAGTCAAACACCTCACTTGCTGCCGGGGAAATATTGTCCGCTCCAAGGAGAGTCTTGACGCTCTTGTAGATGTCTGTGATCCAGTTACGGAACTTGTTGAAGGCAGACTGCAATTCCCAAGACGGGGCTTTGCCTTCGCGGGCATAGGCCTCAAACTCGCGGGCAAATCGCTCCTGTGTCTCCGTCCATCTGGCGGCGGATTCTTGGCCTTCAAGTGTACCATCAAACCCGTATGCCTGTTGCAGCTTCGCCCATGCCTCGCGCACCCATTCCGGTGAGGAATCCAACTTGGCGGCGTCGCGCAATTCTTCAAGCCAGAAATGGGCAGTTTCGTGCAGGATAGTGGATGCGTCTGCCTTTTGAAAAAGAGCGACAACATATCGCCCATCGGCAAGCTGGCGCATGCCGCCACGGGGTGAATTGTTGACGCCCGTGCTGAAGAGCGTAAGATTAAGACGTTCTCCGCTTTGGCCTCGTTGTGAAGCGTGGCGTGTAGCCGAAGGGTTTTCCTCCTGGAAAAGAGCTGAATTCGCTCTCTCCCAAAGCGGAGTTCTTTTATCATAATATTTTTCCCTCACAAGCCCGGCTGTCTTTATTTCATAGTGATCTCCCTCCTCCCTAAATTCGAGCTTGGCAATAATGCGCGACTTCGGCTTGTCATCTCTGAATACCAATTCAAATTTTCTATTTGTGTTGCCCTGATAAATCGCATCTACATGCGACAAAACATGATTCACAAACTCTCGTGCATCGGAATACCCAAGCCCGCGAATCTGCTCTCCGTGCTCATCTTCAATATGCTGCAAGTCTTTCGGCAGTAGAATAATATTGCCCGGCTTCCCCAAAGGAAGATTTTCGGCCATTTCAGGCGTGACGCTGCCAACTAGTTCAGCCGTAGCATCATCATACTTGATGCGATCTTTTGCTTTCTTCAGCCTATCCTGCCACAGCATTCCTTGCCCAACGCTCTTGCGAAAGTTGGTTTCAAATTCGTCATGTGGCATCATCACTTTTTCAGCAAAAGATTCAGTGTCGATTTCTCCACGGCTTAATTCGTAGCCAGCCCTATTTTCACTAAAAAAAGAGTGTGCCAGAGCGTCGAGGCCCTGCCCCTCGCCTTTTTTTGCAAAAAATCCAGGCCCGAATTGTTGGCGCAATTCGTTATAAGCATCTTTGCCATATGTGTTTATAATGTTTTCAGGGTTCACCTTTCCCCAGGCATACGCAAATTCAGGCTGAAGTATGCGCCGTTTTTTTACGCGCCCCATGCCTTTTTTTACGCCGAGATCGTCCATAAGCTGGCTATATGCGCGGTCACGATCAATCCCCTCAAGGTCGCTATTTCCAAGCCCCCTAAACTCGTCAGGCGTCATTGCCATATATCCGGCAAGGCGGCTTTCAAGATACTCTTTGGGGGTCATGCCGAACACTTCGCCCATGCGCTCGGCATTTGCGGCGAGAATTGTACCATATGCCTTTGCCTGTGCCTCGCTAAACCCGGCGTTCTGCATCTGCTGCACATATGGCGCAACAGTTTCCATGCGCGCTTCATGTCGGCTGAGTGCCTGATTTTCCTCGTCCACAATGGGATCAAGGATGCTATTCAGGTATTCAAGGCGCGCATTATTGTCCTCGTTCATACCCTCAAGCGCCCCAATTTCCATATCTGTGGGCATGGCCGGGTCAAAGCGCATATCTGGCCGCATAGCCTCATAGCGTTCAGGTTCGCGCAAGATATGCGTGGCTGCCTTGGAAAAGTCCACGGCAACGTCAGTGCCGAGGGTAAGGTTCTCTTCCAGGCTTTCAGGGGTGACACCCATGTCGCGGGCGGCCTGCACAAGATCAGGGTTTTCGTCCTGGAAGAATATCTTCTGCACCGTTTCCGGCTTGATGAATATATGGCCAGGGGTGACGCCGCTGTCTGAAAGATGTTGAAGCAGGGCTTCGCCTGTCTCCGGCATATCTTTGAACACTTCTGAGGACTGTGCGGCCTTTGCCACCGTATCCATGAGGTTGTTCTGATAGTCCCGCGCTGTCTGCATGGCTGTATCCATGCGTTCCTGCGCCTTCACGCCGCGCGCAAGACGTACGCCACCACCGGCTGCAATGGGTATTGCCATAGCCTCGGCTGCCTGCTGGGCCGTCTGCCAGAGGCGTTCTTTAATATCGTCAGCAGATTGCCCGGCTGAATTGACGTTGGAGAGCTTGCGGCCAAGCTCTTCTGCGACTATGGAAACGCCTTCCTGCGCAACTTCCGTTGATGTTTCCCCAGCAAAGGCCCGCAACGCGCTTTTGAGCGTATCGCCCACCTTCGCCATCAGGCTTGGGTGCTGCTGCAAATATTTCAGAGAAGTTGCCGCCGCCTCTGGAGCTATCAATCGCTCAAGCTGCGGGACCATCCGGCCCAACATATGAAAACTGGCGTACTCAAGGCCGCCGGATATTCCGCCGCCAATGACGGCCAGCGTCCGTGCTACGTCGCGGTCAATCTTGTTGCCGCTCTCGTCTTCCATGGCGCGCAGCGTTCCGTAGATGGCCGCGCCTTCCTGTTCCATCATATCCAGAACAGCGCCGCCGGTTGCGGCTGCCCCGAGGCCAGACATGGCCCCAGCAACTGCTGTTGGAGCAGAGAACACACCACCGCCAGCCAGAGCACCGTAAATAGCTCCAGCAGACGCCATGGTTGTTCCGAGTCGCGTAAGCCCTCTGACGCCACCCTCGGCAGATCCATACAGCGGCACAGCAACGCTGCCCACAGTTCCGCGCACCATGCGTTGCGGCAGCGGCATCTTGTCGCCAAGGTTATCATAGTAGTTGAGGGCCGAGGTGAAGACGCGCATCTGCTGCTCTTCTTCATCCGTCAGAGAGGAGCCGTACATCTCCTTGAGATAAAGCTTGTTCAGCTCACGCCCAACCATGCCAACGTCCCAGGCGTTGCGGGCTGTGCCAATTACGCCGGAGTTAAAGAACCCCAGACCTTCACTGTCAACGCTGCGCTCAATTTCTGCCAGCGGCCTGTCCTGGGTGATAGCAAGTTGCTCAATGGCGTCAGCTTCACGCAGAAAACCAAGGGTGTTTGGCGTCTGGTGGATGTTGTCGCTGAATGCCTGCAATGATTCAGCATACTGGTCAGATGCGATCTTTTTGCGTGCAAATCCTGGGTCCATATCAACAAAGTTAGGGGGAAGGCCAGAGGCGAGTTGGAGTTTGCGGGCCTCCAACGGACTCAAATTCATATTGTTTTTCAGTGCATGAAGCCCACTCCCGATATCCTGGACTTCATTCTGCACGCTGTTTTCAAGCGAACCATAGAGCGAAAGAACATCTTCAACTGGCGGCGCGCTGACGAACCCACCTTCTTCGCCGCTGTTCTGATGCTCGATGGATATTTCACCCGTGTTGTCCAGCGAGATGGAAGGGGGCTTGTATCCCTGATATTGCGCGCTATCAGAGGACTTGCCCATACGCCGATCAAATTCCTGGCTGAATTTTTCGAGGTCAAAATTCTGGGACATTATTCACCCCCGCCTGCATCAGGGCTGCTCTGAAGAAGCAGTCTATACGCGGTAGAAAGCTGTTTATCTGAATACCGACCAAACATGCCCTCCGGCTTTTTACCGGCCTGCTTGAGCATCTGCACCGCATGGTCATATTCTGGTGTGCCCTGCGCTGGGCGGGCATCGTCGTATTTGTCGAGATAGATATTTTGCAGGCCTTGGATAGTTTTTTTATCACGGCCAAAGAATCCCGCTTCAAGCGTAACTGACTTGAAGAAATCCCTTGCCTCCTGACGTAGGCGTGCAGGGTCTTTCTTTTCATCGGCATTGGTTTGGTCAAGGAAGCGCGTCCAGAGAGCGCCTACTCCACCCTTGCCGAGAGCAGACTTGGCCTGGGATTTGTTGGCGCCCATCCATGTGGCGGCTTCGACTTCAAAAGCCGTCTTGACGGAGGGCAGGGCAGAGCGGAAAGCCTCACTCTTGTACTTCTCGCGCGTCACCTTGCTGAGACGACTGCCGTATTCCGCGTCAACGGAAACATCCTCACCGCTGGCAAGCCTGGTTGCGAGTTCAGACTTAGCAAGAGGATCATCCTGCGTAATCTTGCCATCGTCGTACATATTTGCCGCTCGGAGATTGTCAGCAATCTTGAGAGCTTTTGGACGGTCTTCAAGCGGTAGTCCTTGGACAACCTCGCGCGTTTTCTGAAAGCTCTCTTCCGGCGTTCCCTTGGCCGCTTCTGTCAGTCTGTCCTCAATGCCACGCAGGCGGATAGCCTGAGCCTTATTGCGCAGGTCTGTCTTTGCCCCAGCCTCGTAGGCGATATCATCAAGAATGGCCCTGTAAACCTTCTTGTTTTTTGCGTCCCCGCCATATGTCTTATCCAGCACATCGAGCTTTTCTGCGTCAGACATTCCGGCAGTATCTGAGTTGAACGCGTTCACTTTCCCTTTAAGGGCCTCTGTTTCAGCCCTAGCAGCATCCGCCCTATTTCTGGCCTCCAGTTCGCGGCCTTTGGAAGCGGCTCTTGCGCGCAGTCCATCAGCATTGCCGCCCAGCAAGGGGCCGTAGGCCTTAATCATGTTGTTGGCGGTGCCCAAATCCTCCCCGGCGATGCGGTCAGAAATGGCCTGCGTGAGCGTCTTTTGCTGCATATCCTGCAAGCCAGCCTGCACCCATTCAGCGCCGTAGCCGCTGCGCTTGGCCATGTTTTCAAGCTCTGCCTTGACCACGCCCATTTGCGCGCCAAAGGCTGCGGGGTTGGCGGCATCTGCCACGGCCTGATTTTGTGCCAGCGAGATATTGGCCTTGCTGGTGGCATTGCCGTAGTTGATGGCCTCGGCATGCACCTTGCCTGTCGCCCAAGCATCAAGAGTGGCATCAGTTTCCGATGCTGCGCGGTCAAAAAGGCCAGCGGCCATGCTGCCAAGCTTGCCGGAAATTTCGCCCCTGGCCTGCTCCCGCCATGATTTCAACTGCGCTACAACGCCGTTGCTTTCGTCTATGGCATCCTTGCCAGCCAAAGAACCAAGCTGGGCTTGCAGCTTTTGCGCACCCTGCTTGTACTGCAACCATGCGTCCTTGGCCTTGCTGGTCTGGTAGTCCGTATAGAGATCATATCCGGCCTTGGAAGCCTGCTCCAATCCCTGCCCGAGCTTTTCCAGCCCCTTGGCCTGCTGGTCTGCTCCCTGCTGGTAGATCTGCGCGGCGCTGTCTGACAGGCGCGCGGAAGTATCCACGCCCGGCGTGGGGTATTGCTGCTGTTGCTGATAGGTGGGCATGCCAGCGCCAGCTTTTTCAGGGACGCGGAAAGAAAAGTTGTTCATGATCTCACCGCCTTTGTACCGAATGCCGGGGCTACGGCGGAATCAAATATACTGCCGCCTTTCTTTGTAAGCGGACTACTTGCTTTTCCGCCCCACAGGCCAGAGCCGAAGTTGCTCCCGGCTTTGGCGAGGCCACCAAGGGCCGTTCCAATCATGCCCGCCG